AGCACAGTCATCATGTGGCTGGGTGTAATACGCATAGGCCGCATGTGATAGATGATGTTGGGTATAACTAATAGGAGCATTAATATACCATTGCTTGAGGTACTTGTTGATGTTATTCTCTTTACCCAACCAACCCTGTCCAGCATAAAACTGACGTAGTGTTTTGAGCCCAGGACGTTCGTACCACTGTACAGCATCAGGCTTTCCGAACTTAGCCTCTGCTGTTTCAATCATTGGAGGGTTGAAGTGTGGGTCGTTGGGTACCTTGCTAAAGTCTTTAGCAAGAGCCGCCCACAGTAGTTCTTCGTTTTTGAATACTGCTAAACTAGCATCGTGACTGTTTCCAACCATTCCCCAAGTTATCATTTGTTGCGATTCTCCCATTCGTCTTTGTCAACTCTAATATACCATCCTCTCCTTGGCTTACCAAGTGACTCACCTTCTGGACCTGTAGGCCACCATAGGTAAGGACGCATGTAATCAGGAAAGCTTTTACCTCCTCCTGCAAAGTTTGTTTTTACAAACACTCGTTTACAATACTTGAAACAATCATCTAGCCAGTACTCGTAATTAAATATAGTTCCGGGCACTAAACACTCTCTATCAAACACTGTACGTGTAGCTACAATCATATCATACTGTCTATCTAACTTCATAGGCTCGTTCATGTTAACGTACATTATGAAACGTTTGAAACCTAATACGTCACAACATTCTTTGTACAAAGCACCTTTGTCTTTGCCATCAAAGAACTCATCTACGTCAGTTAGTTCAATATCGTTAACACCTTTTTGTTGCATTAGGTGTGCTAACATTCCCATGCCACATCCAATTTCAAGAATAGAGTCAACGCCGTCAAAGTTCATATTGTCTACACAAAATTGTTTTTCAAGCATGTACAAATCCCACTTGTGTATATACTTTGCACCAGGAGCTTTCTTCCAATGCTTACTAGCAATGTTAACAAGTGTATTTCGATATTCTTGCGTATTCATATTGTATTCCTTAAACCATTTGGATGCCGCTAGTAGTAGAGGTATACTGTTTAGCAATTTCACCTTCAGTCTTGCCCATACAAGTAACTGTGTTAGCATTTAGTACAAACTTACCATCTGGACTTACACTATACATAAATGGTGCTAGACCTAACCCTTTTTCACTTGCAATTAATACCATCGGCTTCTTTACAGTATATGTCTTTGCATCTTCTGCGTCAAGCCGTGCTACAAGTTCTTCACCTGTTGATAGCTTTAAACTAATAGTGTCGCCTACTTTGTACGGTACTTCTAATAACATTCTTTTCTCCTATTTGTAGATAAACGGATCTCGTTTTCTAAGTTCTTTTATTTTTTTGCGATATGCAAGTTCTTCTTTTATTTTGTGATAGGGCCAGGTAATCCATGACCAAATCTTTTTTAGGTAAACCATTTTTTTGCTCCTAGTCTAATTTTAAGCGGTGATGTCTGAGCGTGACTTACTATACTATGTAATGTAAAAATTCTACCATACCGTTCTACAGCATCGCCGATGTCGTTTATATCATTGTCCCACTGTGGCATTGAAACACCCCATCCGAAGTCAATAGCTTGTTCAACTAATTTTGAACCTGCATAATCTCTGTCCGGAACAACTATTACATCTTTACTTAACCTATTGATCAACATTCTTTGTTGATCTTTGGCTTCGCTTCCTAGTAGTGCAACTCCTTCTATATGTATAGCATCAATAGGACCTTCGCAAACAATAACAAATATTTTACGATATCCTTGATTGTCTAAGTTAAACACATAGCCAGGTTGCTGTTCAGACATGTACTTGTATTTAGAATTATCTTTTATAGTTCTAGCTGTCCAGCCTACTATTCGACCTTCAAAGTAAAATGGAATTATTAAGCGATCTCTGTAACCTAAGCTAGGTGACCAGTAATAAGTATAATCTTCTAAGAACAATTTTCGTTGGCTCATATACTCAAGTATAGCCATACTATGCTTGTTAACGTCTGTAATGTCTGATATCTTAATAGCATCTTCTGGCATAGGTACTGTATTGAATTCTGGCATTTCGGTCATTCTTAATTTGACCTCTAACCCTTCGTTCTCTTGCATAACAGTTAGTGCTAGTTTATTAATCACATCATCAGGAGTATTCATCCATTGCAATAGCTTACGCATTTTAATACTAAGGTTGCGCCCCTGTTGCCAACTTGCTTTATAACCGCAGTTAAAACAGTGATAGCTTACGCCATCCGGGTTAAGGATTAGTCCACCACGTAGACGAGTATCAGATGAAGTGCCATTATGATGACAACAAGGCGCATTGAATGAAAGCCATCCGCTTGGCGTTGTTTTCCGCTTAGGCGGCAGATATGTCAGAACTGTTTCATTGACTACACTCATAATACTATTATAACGTAGTTTTGTTAATTTGTCAAGTGTTTTTGATTAATTTCTTACGAGAATTTTGGTTATTTTATCTGTTGGATCAACAGTAGTTTTGAAACGTACATACGTGAACACGCCGTTAAAGTTTACCGAAACCGGCCATGTCTCAGTGCCTATTAGTGTCTGTGTTGCAACGTCAGCCCAAGGTGTTCCACTAGTAACTTGATTAGCTAATGTTGCTTGTACAGTAACAGTGCCTGCAAAGTTAACTGGATATATGGCAGCAGTATGTAATGCTTCATTGCCATTAATACCTGGCTCTGCACCAATTGGCTGTGTAACCCAAATCTCTGAGCTTGCATTAGTTTCAGTAAGGGTAGTTACTGTAATTGAATTGTTTGGGCCAGGTAATGCTTTTGCATTAACAAATATAGTTCCGTTGTTTTTAAAGTTAGACTGCGAATATGTAAGAACTTTGTCGCCGTCGGTTTCAACTAGGTAAACAATATAAGAAAGAAATTGTTGCTTTACATTTTTAAGATCGTTTTCGGATATTGTAAGTTTAAACTTACCTCTAGTAACAGTACTGCCGTCATCTTGTATTGTACAGTCTCGTGTAATAAGTAGTCTTCCAGTTTCATCATAAGCTTCAAACTTAGGTGTATAACCTGTGGCTACATTGACTGGCTTTTGATCTGCATTTAATAATCTAAACTGTAAGGCATTGTCTATACCTTTATATACTTCTATACCTCTATTATACACTGGTCTGTACTCCGTTATGAATCCTGCCACATCTGCGACAAGTGTGGTTGTATTATCGACTAAATATCTTGACAACAATTGCATAATGTATTTATAGGAATTAATTATCTATCCCATGTTAACAAAAGACATTGAAAATAACTTTCCATTTTTAAGTGTAGTAAATTACGGTGGACAAGAGTATGTTGGGGTAGTAATTAACCAAGATGCTAGTGTAACCAGTATGTACGTATACACAGAATTAAACACAAAAGTAGAACAACAACGGTTTCTCGAACTAGGCGAAGTGTGGTGGTGGGAGTCAAATAGAATGATTCCAATCAACATTTTTATGGCTGGTGAAATGAGAACATTTAAATATTGTATAATGACAATGAACAGCAAGGACGTAAAAGTTACTATAGGCCCTTGTGTTAATTTAAATAATCTAGCTGTTAAACGAATTAAAAGAAAGTCTGTACAATTAGTACGAAGACCTCCTAAAGACTAATCCTTATCCAAGTTTTCACAAATTAAATTCATGTGTACTACACATGCCATTGCATAGCCAACAGCATGTGCTTTCTTAAAGAAGTAATCACCATTAGTCGGTTTGATCCATACTTCCTTCATTATTGTTTCCCAATCCTTGTTTGCTAGATATCGTTTCGCTGGACGAATGATCGCTAGTGTCGCTGCTAATTGTTGTACCGAAGTAGGTTTCAATTGTTTCAATAGTTCGTCGTGCCCGTTCAGATGAAAGACTTTGTCGCTGAAGTCCTTGTGTTCCAGAAGTTGCCATAGTGGTTTCCTTTCCATTAGCTCTGTTAAATGTGCTTCGTTATTAACTTCCTTGTAAATGCTTACATTAAGAAAGTCTAGTTTAAAGTAGCCGCGTTCTTCCGCAGTCTTATGTTCTATTGTTGACAGCCCGTCAACTGGGTTATGAGGAATCTCGTTTGCATAGACTCCGGTGTTGTGTTTCTTTCCTGTATCTAATTTTGCCACACGATGTTTAATTTGTGCAAGCACAACAGTCCTGTCAGCAAAGTCAATATCAATATCAGGCATTTATATTATTAGCCTCAAATAGTTTTTTGTACTTAACTGATTTCCTTATTGCCATATCCCATTTAAGTTTACTACAACGATCTTTCATAGTAATTCCTAACAAGTGATCAAGTTCATGCAAGTAACACTTAGCACTATATCCATCAATCTTTACAGTTTGTTTTTCTAAGTTTTCGTCATAATACTCTGCAAGTATTTCTTTAGGCCTAGGTAGCCTTACATATACATGAGGAAAACTTAAACACCCTTCTAAGTCTAAAACAGTTTCTTCAGTATACTCTAACACAGTTGGATTAATACAAATGTTTGTATTGTCAGGCTTATCACCCATAACAAATACTGCTGCATCTAATCCAATTTGATTAGCGGACAGCCCAACACCGCTACTTGCTAGCATTAAGTCGACCATTTCTTTACGCAGTTCTTTTGGATCAAACCCTGGGTTTTCTAGATCAACCTGCTTAACTTTTTTATCTAAAAACTTATCTGGGTAATATAATAGTTTCATAATTTTCCTTGTTCTCTTAATTTAGCTCTAATTTGTGTAGCACTTATGTCATGTAGCTCTGTACCTAAATCATGTTCGGTAAATGTATAACCTACTCCGCGTCCATAACTAATGTCTACTATATTAGGTACTTTCATTATAACATACTCTGTGCCTCTTGTAAACCCCGCATTGTGTAGTCCTTCTTCAATGCCATCTACTACATAATCGTAACTGAAAGGATTATCGTCTTGTACAACTGTGCGGCCTGCGCCTGCATCTTCACCTACTATGAAACTTACATCGCGTACCATTATACATACTTGTCCAGTTTCAGCTAAAGCACGTTTGAATAACTCAGTATGTGCATCGTGCCACGGTTGCCATCTGCCTAGCATCTGTGCTGTTGGTTTTTGATTATTGAACATGTAACTCTTGAAACCTTTCTACAACTTTAGTTAATTGCTTATGGGTATCTGTAAACCATTCACTTACTATGTAGTCAGTTCGAATAAAATCATCAGTTGGCTTTTCAAACATTTGATTGGTATCTTCGTATTTGCCAAGTTTAATTGTGTCCATCCATACTGAATAGTCTGCACTAAATTCTTGTCTAGTACGCATTGTGGGGCACACAAAGTCAGCAACTGCAATCTTGCCGGCCATGACTACTCCATCAGATAAGTGGCGCATTCGTTGTGCTTGTCTTATTCTGCCTTCTAAGCTAAAGTCCCAGTCATCATATTCTGCTCTAACAGCATCAGCATTAATCCACACGCCTCCAATGTCTTTAGCAAACGGTTCTGCAAGTGTTGACTTACCACTTCCAGGCAATCCAAATATTAGTATCTTCATAGGCTACTCTCCTTCACTACATCTTTTACTAGTTGAACATCGCTAGTTTGTCTCTTAAACCGTACCCCCCAATGTTCAGGGTTTATCATTGGATAGATAATTTCCAATTGTTCATCATTGAACTTACTTAACATGTCTTTTCCGCTTGTACAATTAAGTATAAGCCACGGACTAATCTTGCCGTCCTTAATATGCCATACTGCTCTGTTCAAACTTACATGATGAAAATAATGATTCCATGGTGCTTGCGTCTGTTCGTCAGCCCATTCCATCATAGTCATTATACTACGTTCAAGTGCAGTTTCAACACCTTCTTTCTTAATTAGCTCAATTGCATAAGCTTCATACATTTCTTCTCTACACCAGTGATCTAACTTAACGCCACTAGTTACAACATGTTCAATATACTTTTCAGGATACAAAGGTTTTACATTAGATACAAAGCTACCAAACTTTACAAATGCATTGTAGTATGGACTCTTGTCAAACTCGTCATACGTTTTATCTTTTTTTGAACCTGCACTTAGTTTATAAAATTTATTAAATGCAATCAATCCTAACTGGATACGCTTTTCCTTACGCTGCAAAAACCGTCTCTTGGGCTGGCACATATGTACAGCTAATGTCTTTTCGCGAGTGTATCCTGAACCACAGTATTCGCATACATATGGTTTTTCAGAGTTTGACATTTTCAAAACCGTGTTCTTCTGCAAGTTGTTTAAGTTCTTTTTTTGTAGATATGCTAGCAAGTAATTCTACCTCTTTTAATTTCATATTAGGATATATTTTTTCTAGTAAAGCTGCACCTTTGCTGTTATTGCTAGTCTTCTTTTTAAAACCAATCCATTTGTGACGTTTGATTGATGACTTATTGTTATGCGTAGCACACATTAATTGCCATTGTAACTGCGGATGCTTTGCACCTAACACGTTCCAATTAATGTTATACATTTCATTTGTCATATGAATAGCATGTTCCTGTGCCGCTCTATCGCCTTCAACAGAACTAATCCATCTATTCAATAACCAGTGACTAACACTCTTACGTTGTTCAGCATCAAACTCTTTCCATAGGCCTTTACTATTTGTGTCAATACCTGCAAGCTGTTCTGCTAAAGGTAATTTTTGCTGTGCCATTCTACTAAGTCCCCTGGTGTGTTAATCTCTACGCCGTTAAATAATACTTTACCTAATGCTATTCTATAGCCAGCTTGTATCCAACGTAACTGTTCTAGTTTTTCGATATCTTCTTCAGGTGGTACGTTTAATCCATTGTACAATTTTAGTACGTGAGTCTTAAATCCATACACACCTAAGTGCCAACTTCCATATGCAAATCCTCTACCAAACCAGTTAGCATAAGAACAGTTATGTATTAGTTTAACACTATTAGGATCATCTGTCAAGCTCTTATCTGGAAAGTCGGCCCATAATGTTGCTAGTGAATCGTACTGTAATGTAAGTTCAATCTTCTTAATCATTTCTTGTGTAACGTCAGGCATGTCACCTTGGACATTAATAATTTGGTCATACTCTTGGGGAAGCTTATCAACTGCCCCACAGCATCGTTCTGTGCCGTTAGCATAATCAGTGTAATCAACAATCACATTACCTTCTGGAAATAAGCTTGCAATACGCTTGCTATCAGTAAGCACAAAGGTGTCTAAGCCCGTCATACAGCAACGATCGTACACTCTACGTATCATCGGTACATCGTTAAGCAATGCTAGAGGTTTATCAGGAAACCTAGTTGAAGCTGCTCTCGCTGGAATTAGTATAGCTGTATTCATGTATCTCTCCTACTACTTTATCAAAGTCTTCTATACGAAGCATATTTGGACCATCACTGGGTGCGTTGTCTGGATCTGGATGTACTTCTAAAAAGAAATTCCTAATGCCCAAAGCACTGCCTGCACGACATAGGCCAGGAACGTAATCCCTATTGCCGCCGCTACTGCCTCCGTTGCCGCCTGGTTTCTGTACACTGTGGGTGGCATCCAAAACCACAGGATAGTTATAATTATTAAGCATGTAATCCAAGCCGGTAAAATCCACAACCAAAGTATTGTATCCAAAGCTAGTTCCTCTCTCGGTTATCCAAACCTCTCTAGCACCTTCAGTCTTAGACAGTATTCCCTTCATATCCCAAGGTGCTAGGAACTGTCCTTTTTTAATATTAACAATCTTATCAGTTGCACATGCCGCTTGTAGTAAATCAGTTTGTCTACAAAGGAATGCGGGTATTTGTAGTACGTCTACTGCGTTGTTATAGTAAGTTGTTATGTTTGTAATATGCTCTACTGTATGAACGTCTGTGAGCGTCTTACACCCCACTTCGCCTCTAATCTCTTCAAAGTCATGTAGTGTATTTGTAAAACCTACACCACGCTTGCCTTGCATACTACTACGATTGGCCTTATCAAAACTAGCTTTAAAAATATACTCTGCGCCATACTTGTCACATATATCTTTACAATGCTTTGCAATATTCAAACTGTGTTCTAAGCTTTCGTGCTGACACGGTCCTGCAATTATTGTAATCATTTCTTTGTTTCCTTTGTCATCAAGTATATGTCAAATATCTTATTTAAATAGACAGACAATGTCTTATGTGTCTTAGCCATTTCGTTTATGTCCTGCCAGTCTCTGTATGTGAACAAATCGCCCTGTTCTTTTGCTGTAGCACGGTCCACACCATCTTTGTCACCACCAATGATCCAACGAGGTATTTTGTTATGCGGGGGGTCTCGATAATGAGCGAACACAACACCGTTGGCCCGCTCATATATCAATGCTTCTCCAGGTATCAATTTACCCTTGATCGCCATCAGCTACTCTATTTTTGAGATAACGGAGTAATACTCCATAAGCTGGTAGGAAGATTATTAAGCCTACTGCAATTTTAATTACAACTTGTGAACCTGCAATTTCCATCCAATTTGCTGACATGTATTCATCTGCACTGTTTGCAAACGCAACATAAAAGAATGCATATGTATCAATAATGTTTGCTGCAACAGTTGATACTGCTGGTGCAATCCACCACTGTTTACTCCAGTTTTCTCTTAAATACTGAAATACATATACGTCAAGAAATGTACCAACGCCGTAAGCTGTTGCACTTGCAAAGCCAATACGTAGTGCTACACTAGTCGGCGCACCTTCTAACATTACTACAGCAATAGAACCAATAATTGCTAAAGGATATGCAGCGGCAATTGTCGACCTTGCAATACTCTTACCTAACAACCTAACTGTTAAGTCAGTTGCAAGAACAACTAGTGGAAACGTAAATGCTGCCCATGTAAGTTTAATTCCAAATATTTCTACTGGAATACCTACAAGTGCGTTTGAAACTGTAATAACAATAACATGAAGTGCTACTAGTTTCATAAGCATACTTCTGTCTACGTTTTTAAAAATATTAAACATCTATAAAAAATCCTTCCTGTTTATATTGTTAAATTTTTGTACCAACAGTTCTTCTCACTATATCGTTGTGATTAAATTCTGCCCAGTACAATTCAAAAGCTACTCCATCTTCGAGGCCTTCAAATTGGTGGATCTTACCCGGTTTAACTTGAGTAAAATCCCCAGCACCAAGGATGGTTTCATCAACGAGACCACCTTGATCATCTTGCCAAACACGGACAATCATCTTGCCCGATTCAACAAAGAATCCGTTCCATTTGAATTCATGTGCATGTTCTGAACACTTGAATCCTTTATTAAATTCAATACGGTGAAATTCTAGTACACCATTAGCGTGGATTAATTCTGTTCCACCCCATACTTTTCCTGCTTTAATTCCCATCATATCTCTCCTATAATATAATCTTTATACACTTCACATGCTTCTTCGAATGTTAAGTGTGCTCCGTTCCTAATGCCCCAACTACCTGGGACAAAGCATAAAGTCCATCGTCCCTCTGTTGGGTGAGGGTTGTATGTTGAATGCAGTTGGCCTGCATTTACTAAGCTAACAATATTAGTATTAGCTTCATGTACTAATGTACAATCTTCTTTTTTAGCTAAAATATTTGAATGTTGTCTTTTTGAAAAATCTTCGTCTGGCTGTAGTTCATCACCTAACATTTCTTTTGCAGAAGCTAAGTCAGTAATAGGCTTTGCCTTATCTGACTTCCACCATCTAACAGTTCCTACACTTGGCCCCCATGTGACATTAATTTTTGCTCGGTTATCGTATGTCGCTTCGTCAGTATGGATAGGTAATTCTCCGCCGTTAGGTGGGGTGTAGAATACTTCAGTATGGTTTATAAACAACCCTAGTTCTGTATGAAGGGCATCTATCAAAGGATCTCTATATGGATTAATATCAACATGTTGTACACTGTCTGGTATAGTATCCATTAACAAATGATATTTCTTTATACCGAATGGAAGTTTTAAATGTCGGTGATATATATTTTCACCTTCTAACTTCTCATTTTTTGATACCCATCCCATAATAATCCTTTCTATATTAACTTTGAATATTCAATGACTTCGCATTGTCTAGATATGTCTTTAACAAAAAATGCACAAGGAGGTTGAGATCCTTCTGTAATAGGTACAGTTAGTAATTGGCCGTTTTTCATTTTAGGAAAATACCATTTAACATCTGTGTAAAAGTTAATGATATTTATTGGTGCAAAGTCAAACTTGAAGCCCGATAGTGGATTAAACAAGAATGCTTCAAAGCCTCTATCGTTAATGCTAGTTAATGGAAGTATTTCAATATCCATACCGCTTTCAGAACATCCTACTGCAATGCTCCAATCTACCGGCATAGTTATTTCTTGTCCGCCAATTTCTAATACCATAGCCGGCGCACTAAAACTTTCTAGGAAAATTAAAGGCACAAAGAAGAAGTCTGGCTCTTTAGGATCACTGTTGTCTAGTACACTAAAGCGTACATCATCATCAATTTGATCTGGAAGGTCTTCTAAGCTAAAGCATTTATCGTCTAATGTTAGTATTCTCATATATTAATTCCAATCTACCTTTTCTATGGTGAAGGGGTATTGAGCCTCCTTGTAGAACTTCTTACGCTGTGTCAAATGTCGCTTCGCAAACTTGCACGTAGAAGTTAAGTCCCATATTTGAACGAAGTCTTTGTCTTTTGCCTTACGGACGCCTCTGCCTATAGATTGGATAACTCGAACAAAACTCTTACCAGGTTCGAATAACACAAGATTAAAAATACGAGGAATATTAATTCCTACAGCTGCAACACCATATGTTGCAATAATAACCTTGTTAGTTCCTTCTTTAATCTCATCATAAGTATCTTTTCTATCTTTTACTTTTACTGCACCACTAACAAACGTACTGTCTGGAATTAGTTCTGCAAGCATTTGTCCTGCTGAGATTCTGTCTACTAGTATAAGTGTATTGCCTGATTGTGAGATTTGATGTAACATGTTGCCTATATAATCTATCCTGTCTTTGTTAGTAACAAGATATTTTAATTCTTCTTGATAGTTACTGTGTGCTACTGTGTCAATTAACTGTACTACATTAACGTGACAATTAGATAGCACTCCTTTGTCTTGTAATTCTTTTGCTGTAATGTTTCCGATAACTGGACCTAAGCTTGCATGAATACTTTCAAACTCAAACTTCTCCTTAGGTACAGTACCAGTTAGTCCCCAACGTATTGGAGCGTTACGTAGGTTGCGAGTAAGCAAGTTCTTAAGAACTTCTGCTTTCGCTTGATGTACTTCATCGACGATTATAGTGCTTACACCGTCTAGGAATTCTGCTAGGCTTAAAACAGCCGTGCCATCCTTGTGCTTCTTGTCGAGTATATTTAAACTCTGCCAAGTGCATATAGTGTGAGTCTTACCTAATTGCTTTCGATCTCCGAAGTACACTCCTACGTCGAGCCCACAGTTAATATAGTCTTCTTCTGTTTGTGACACTAACGATTTGTTAGGTACAATCACAAGTGACCGACCGTAAGGCTCAGCTATGTGTGACAGTGTTGCAGTTGTAATTGTTTTACCTGCACCTGTTGCAATCTGTTGTAAACTTTGCGGATTAGCAAGAAAGTTATTAATAGCTTCTACTTGGTAATCACGCAATATAATATCTTCGCCTGCTGCTGGATGGCCTTCGGGCCAAACAACGCCTAGGTCTTTCCAGTATGTTTCTGTTACTGGATTAAAGTCTAAGGTAATAGGATGCCTGTTGTCTTGTATATCAACAATCTCAACATTATTTCGTTGTAGAACATCCACAATAACATCAAGATGATTAACGTAGCCACTGCCGCCAATACCAAAAAAAGCAACCTTACCATCCCAACGTCCTAACTTATACTGAGGCATGTACTTTGCATACGGCACTTCAAATTTAAGGGCATTAGCAAGTTTCCTACGAACATCTACTTCAAGTCCTTCGAGCTTAATGTTTACTTCGTCTTCAATAATTAATTTGCAACTAGCCATATATTTTACTGTGTCTCCTGAATGGACTCATGTATTCTTCTCTAAAAACAACTAAGTCACAAGTGCTTGTAATGTAAGTGGATACAGTTCTATCTATTGCACTATCAAATGCAATGCATGTATTAGGTATCCACTCACTATTAATAAGTAATTTTGGTAACTTACTCTTACTAATATACACTACTTTAGTTGTTTTGTCAACCCAATTGTTGAGTTTTCTGTCTTTAATTAATTGATTAAATGAGTCACTTTCAGTCTCTAAAGGTGTCGTCTTGTCTAATCTAAATAATACACTCTGCTGTTCTGGGTTTAAAATATCTCTATAAAAGTTTAACATACTGTGCAGTTGCTTCTCAGCATGCATTTTATCAAGAATTACAACTAACGGAAATCGATCTAACTCCCAGAAGTCTGATAATAACAATTCTAGAGTCTGTTGTGACGGCTTATTATTATACTCTATTCCTTGCCTGCATGCTAATTTTTCTACACTAGTCATTGGATCAAAGGCGTCAATATGTTCTAGTCCGTATTTAAATTTTCTGTCTACGTACTTTAAGAAAGTATCTTTACTTAATGGTCCTACTTCAGCCTCCATTAATAACTTCATATTATCATCTACATTTTGTAATTCCATATCGTAAATACCAGGAACATATAGATGCTTATTACTACGTATTTCAGTAATAAGATTATACACTTCAGTTAACTCCTTGTCAATTTCAAATAACTTATCTTTAAATCTGTCTAATAAATTTAATACGTTAATTTCATTGTATTCAAAGAAATGTTCATGCGATCCTTTTTGATGCGTATATCCTTCTGCATTCCATGACTGGTGTGATAACTCATTAATCAACATAATATCAGATTTTTTAAAAGGAAACCTAACTTTGATTTTTGTATCTTCTACCCTAATATACTTTTCTCTGTTTATACTACGTAGTGGAAGTCTTAAAGTTTTAATACAATGTTTAAATGGAACTTCGAATACATCAAATTGTTCTTGATACGGAATTAGCTTTGTTTGCATTAGTGCAAATTGTCGGTCAGTCAATGCTGTACCACGAAAAGTTTGTCGAGCTATACTATGCATAATAGTATAATCTTCTTTGTTCAACTTGAAACTAACAGATTCTTTGGTGAATCCAGCTAGTGCTTCAAGGCAATCTTCTATAGTATCTATTCTAAGCATACTATATTATAACGTATTATAGCTTAGATGTCAAGTGTTTTAATGGTAATCCTGCAGATATTTCTGAGAGGGTGTATTCTGTATGTGCGTAATCGTTAAGCCACTGGCGTCTATCAGGCATATAAGGATTACCTATATCGTGCATAAAGGATATATCGTTGCCGACATCGTACGCTAATGAACTATTACTTACAAATGCTGGAATTCCTGCAATAATACTGTGTGAGCCAGGATTAGAACTTTCGCATACAGTAGCCCATGCATCTCTTACACCAAAATCATAATCGTCATATGTGCTTTCTAATTTGTTAGGCGTTTGTCGTATAACATCTTTAAAGTCTTGTTCTACATACTGTACTGGATATCTAGGATGAGGCCTCCAAACAATATCCATATCAGTATATTGTCTAATGTTATTAATAGTATTGCCTAACCAGGCAGTCATATTAGGCATTAGTTCCCACTGTTGACTTTTTTCATGCTGACCACAAATAAGGATATATTTTCCTGTTGTGCGCCAAGGCTTTAAAGATAACCCAAGGTTATCAGCACGTACAGAATCATTACCCACAGGGCCAAAATAAGCGTCCCTATTAATGCCATTTAATCCTACTTTCCATGTTGTTCCGCGTTGTATGCCGCCGACTTCTAATACTATAGTTGGTTTTTGTTTGAGTTTGTTATCTTTCCAAATACGTTCGTTTCCAGCCATACGGCCATTCCAAAGAACACTCCAAATAACATCAACATCGCTGCTAATATCATTGTTAGAAACAACATGACCAGCATCCAGCAAACTAGAAGCAAAGGCATCAAAAACTGTTCTACTATTGAGTGCGCCATACTGTCTCCATAAACTAAACTTCATTCCAATACGCTTCCTGCCGGCGGCTCATAAGATCCTTAGCTTTACTCCGTCCTTCAGTTTTTCTTGCACCTTTTAAGTGGTCAATCCATTTGCCTAAATCAGAATTAATTAAAGGATGTCCGCCTCCACCAGTCTTAGCTGGGTTGTTATATATGTTAGCACTGTAATCTAATACTGTTGGAAAGTCTTCTTTCATTTTATTTAAGATAGTTCCAAATACAAAACTATCATGCCATTCTTCAAGTTTAAAGATACCGTCGTCTGCTTCTTCGTATACTCTTTCAAACTCTTTAAGGAACTCGTGACACACAGGATGATTTAAGTTTAATCCGTAGAAGCCACACTCCGGCCATGTCTGTGATCCTTTGCCTCTGCCTACATAAGTGATCCAAGCATTGTCTGGTAACTGTTTTAGAAAGTCTTCGTATGCCCATGTGCTATGTACAAATGTATCAGCATCCATCCACACACACCAGTCCTTAGAGCGTTGTACAGCGTCATACACAGCATATGTCTTATTAGCGAAGCGTACTGCGTCCCACTTAAATTCCTTGTGCCAGTCGCGTGGTCTACGTGCTTTAATATCATCTGGTGGAATACCATTTGCTTTTGGAACTGCTCCCCATCTCATTTTAAACGCAACTAGCTTAGGTAACACTTTCTTTGCATCAAGTATTGTAATCTGTTCTGGGTCTGGATTTACTGGTGTACAATCTTCTGCATATACTAATAGCTTAATACGCTTGTCAATGTTAGTTGCAAAGCTATCTAAAAACCGTTGTCCGTATACATCAAGACCTTCTTGATGAAATGTTGTTAGTACTGTTATATCTTTCATAGTGGTTTGTCCGCCCATTGTCTAAGGTGTTTCCAAGCTGTGCCGGCTTTAAGTTCGTCAAGTGTCCAATGCATCATTGCCATCTTTTCAATCCAAGGCTGTCTATCAAACTTTGTTATATTTTCAATGTCAGCAAAATTATTATGTGCTACATCCTTAGCTTGGCTTCTATCTGGATCTGTTAAAAATACAGGAATTCCTTCAATAGCAGCTACTACTCCTGGACTTGAATTATGATTTACTAAGCAATGTGCAGTTTGTAAATCATGCATAATACTTTCTGAATTAGAAACTCTAACATTAGGCAGTCTGTATCTAGCAATAGATCTTTTGTGTTCTATTTGATTTTTGTCGCCTGGGTGAAATCTTACTACTATTGTTCTATCTGAATATTTCCTAATATTTTGTACTGTTCTTACAACCCAAGGAAGTAAAGGCTGTTCGTCCATACTCCAGCCACCATCTCGTTGGCAACATAATAAAATAACGCTTCCGTTTGTCTTCCATGGTTTTAACTCTAATCCAAGTCGGTATTTAATTAATTCCCATCTTGCAGGATCAGGGTTGCCGTTACAATACTCGCCAGTAGTAGGAAAGATTCCATCATAACTATATCTTAAAAACTTATTACTATTACCAGGATCTGCATATAAAAATAAATTAGCATCAACAATAAGAGTGCGTTTTCCTCTTTTTTGTTGATGTTCCATTACTCGTTTTCTAAGATCTAAATGTTTTGTATTTTTACTTCCAGGGTGAACAAAGCCTTGCATTACTGCTACGTCACAATCAACTACATTGTAATCTGTTACTATCGTGCCGTTGTCTCCAGCTGCCCATACACCTTCAATGGCGTTAACAATAATAGTTGGCTTTTCAGAATTAGTGTTGCCTGGAGGTATCCCCATCAAGTAACTTGCTACTTGTATTGTCATTGGATTTCATACTCCTTTAGCATAGGTAGCACTGTTCCAGCCACCATCTCTTGCGGGTTAAATTGACAATATCCCAACCAGTTCTGCCAACCAATTACTTTTTCTTCTTCTACGTATAACGGCGTCTCAATTTTACTTAGGTCAGTTCCACATGCAAAGTCAGCAGCATTTGGTGCTAATGTAAATGCCGGAATGCCATAACCAATTGCTTCAGTTGCAGCAATACTGTTATATGTTACAACTGCAAAAATATTATCTTCTTCGAACTGCGAGTATATACTATGCGACCTAACTCGTTCTCTTCTAAGTCCTTTATTTCTGACAATTACTTCTCTGTCAGTATATTTTTTAATTTCAGCAACAGTTTCTTCTATCCATACATCTCGATCAATTCCGTAAAACGAACAAGGCTTGCCGGATGGTGTTACTAGTAATATAGCACTACCATTCCGCCGCCAGCCTTTAAACCTAATATCTTGACTGTCAATACACTTATCGAATCTATCAGCAGGTAAATCAAATCTAGGGTTACTATGTTGCATACCATTAGGCACAACACGATGCCAATGTTTTTTCTTATTTAGATTTCCAATATATCCTGTGTCGATATAATAGTAAGGGCGGTTTTGGTATTCGCACATTTTAACAGTTTTACGCTGAGACATACTACGAAATACAACTGGTATTGTAGGATCCAAATTATCAAGGTTTTTCCAGCCCTCGATTTCTTCTGCTTGAGTACCTTGTGCAAAACAACTTACAATAGCATCTCTAGTATCAATTGCTAACATCTTAGTTTCCGTCATTCATCATATCCTGTAGTTCTTGTTTCCATTCTGTATGGAACTCGCAGTTTCTATAGTTTTCAAACCACGGTCCGCCTTCTGTGTAATGCAGTGCCTTTGGGCTACCGCCTGTATAATGTCCAACTAAGTAATTCCATTCGTGACTTAGTTCTCCAACCTCTTCGTCCATTAACCAACTGAAGCGATGTAAGTACGCTCCGTTTATTTCTGGTTCATTAACTAGGTCCATGTCAAGCCTAGCATTGCTAGGATGTCCGCAGTTAAACAACATAACACTTGACCAATTCTTACGTGGGTAAACTGTTTGTGTCTGTCCATCCATCTTAATACCTTCTTTAGGTGCATAGTCATGCTTAACACACATTACTGCATACTTGTCATCTGCTTGATCAAACAGTTCTTTGACATCTTCTAAAAAGATAATATCACTATCGCAGAACAATGCCCACCCATTAAAGTTAGTTAGTTCTGGTACGAGGAATCTTGTAAATGTAAATTCGGTACTTGCAAGTTTATCTATAGGACGAGTATACCAGCCTGATTCTCTAAGCTCTGCTTGCTTCAAAGGCTTTACAATTACATCTTTATTACGTGCTTCAAGACTGTGCTTGCATACTTGGTATGCCATGTCTTCTCTTGTGTCGTAACCTACAAATACTTTCATTAATCTCTTCTTTCTATATCTTGTTCTGTAAGTTCATCGCCCATCCAAACTTCTATAACCTTTGCTGTTTCTTGACCTACATTAATTGCTTTGTGCCATGTATTAATTGGAATATCAATACTGTCGCCTGATGTATGAGTTGTGTATGTTATGTCACCGTTTTCATATTCCAATACCATTTTTATATTACCTTCAACAACATGCCAATGTTCACTACGCTTAAAATGTCTTTGATCGCTTAATTCTTTTTTAGAGCCAAATGCAAGTTGTTTAACTTGATAGCCTTTGCCGTTGTCTAACACAGTGTATTTTCCCCAAGCACGTTCTGTACTAGGATGACTCCATTCTTTAAGAATCCAACTGCTGCTGTTAGCTTTATTGCCACCGCCTACACCAAATACAAACTCGACACCTTCAACGGACATTTCTGGAATGTTTTGTTCTGTCCTATCGCCGCCGTTTGCAAAAATTAAATGATCCTTAGGGTGATGTGCTTTAACTTGTTTTATAAAATTTATAGCAGAATCATCATCGTCCATAAATGTAAAAACTTCATCGACCATTTGTAAATTGTTTACAATGCATAGTCGCTCATTCCAAGGCATAAATGCTTTGCCCTTTTTACGCTCTAGCCATTCATCTGAATTTAGGCCAACTACTAATCGATCGCCTAATTTCTTTGCTTCTTTAAAATAGGCAATATGCCCACTGTGTAGAGGATCAAATCCACCTGTAACT